AGTTGAGGGCATGTATCATAACTTAAATACACTTCAATCTCGTTCTGGAAACCAATTGCCATTTACGTCTATTAACTACGGTACATGTACATCAGAAGAAGGTCGTATGGTTATTAGAGCTTTATTAGAAGGTAGTTTAAAAGGTGTAGGAAAACTTCATAGAACGCCTATTTTCCCTTGTGGTATCTTCCAATATATGAAAGGCGTAAATGACAGACCAGGTACTCCAAATTATGATTTATATCAATTAGCTTTAAAGTCAACAGCCAAGAGATTATATCCTAATTATGCCAATGTAGATTGGTCTAATAATGCTGGCTATGACAGAAATGACCCTAAAACATATTTCTCAACAATGGGCTGTAGAACTGCAAATGGCGCTGATATTAATGCTGAGCCAGGAACTAATCCTCAAACAAAAGACGGTCGTGGAAATATCTGCCCAGTAACAATTATTATGCCAACACTTGCTATGAAAGCAGGCAGAGACGTTGAAAAGTTCATGGAATTATTAGATAACAAGATTCATGAAGCAAAAGACATGCTTATCGAAAGATATGAATATATTTGTTCACAATGTGCTGATTCTGCAAAGTTTATGTATGAAAATGGAACTATGATGGGCTATAAGCCTGAAGAAGGAATCCGCAGTGCAATGAAGCATGGTACATTAGTTATTGGTCAAATTGCTATGGCTGAAACTTTAGAGTTATTGATAGGTAAGAATCAATGCACTCCAGAGGGCATGGAATTAGCAAAAAGAATAGAACAACTATTCAAAGATAGATGTGCCGAATTCAAGCAAACTTATAAATTAAACTTTGGTGTTTATTATACTCCTGCAGAAAACTTATGTTATACTGCTATGGGCAAATTTAAAAAGCAATATGGTGTAATTCCACATGTTTCTGATAGAGATTATTTTACAAATAGCATTCATGTTCCTGTTTGGGAAAATGTAGATGTATTCCAAAAGATCGATATTGAGTCACAATTGACTGGTTATTCTAATGCAGGCTGTATTACTTATGTTGAGCTCTCTAGCTCCGCCAGAGGCAATTTAGAAGCTTTAGAAACTATCGTAAATTATGCTATGGATCATGATATTCCATACTTTGCGATCAATGTTCCAAATGATACCTGTTTAGATTGTGGTTATACTGATGAATTTAATGACCATTGTCCTGTTTGTGGAAGTGGACATATTCAACAATTAAGAAGGGTTACTGGATATTTAACAGGCAATTATAAAACCGCCTTCAATTATGGAAAGCAAAAAGAAGTAGAAGATAGAGTTAAACATATATAATGAAACATATATTTAAAAAGTTACCATTTACTAAAAATGGGCAATTTATATTTAAATCAATGCTCGCTGGTATGCTTATAGCAATGGCGGGCGGAACATATTTAAACTGTGCGGATAAGACAATTGGCGCATTCTTATTCTCAATTGGCTTAATTGCGGTTCTTGTACTAGAGGCTAATCTATTTACTGGAAAAGTTGCTTACGTTCAATCTTGGCATACGTTTGGACTAGCTTGCGCAATGCTTACCTACAATATCTTAATTGCATTTTTAATTGGATTATTATATAAAGGACTACATTTTCCGGAAATGCAGGGTGGAGGCCCATTTGGGCCCGATAGCGCGAGAATGGCCAAAGAGTGGTATAGAATGTTATTTGATGGGTTTGGCTGTGGCGTGTTGATTTATTTAGCCGTAGAGCTTTATAAAAAGACTAAAAATGTTATTCCTGTAATAATCTGCGTTATGGCATTTATCCTCAGCGGTACAGAGCACTGCATTGCTGATGCATTCTACCTCGGAGCAAGCACTTTATCATTAAAAGCTTTTGGTTATTTGGGGCTTGTTATTATAGGAAATTCACTTGGAGCCGTTGCTGCTCATTGGTTACATGTTGGAGCTGATAAAGCAGTTGATAATCTTAATATAAATAAATAAATAAATAATAGGTGCTTATATAGCACCTTTTATTTTGCTAAATTAAAATGAGGAAACTATGAACAACAAACGTTTTAGTTATGCTGATTTTGAAGAGGCATATTATCACTGCCATTGACGGTTGTGTCAAGAGATAGGTAGTTATTTATTAGGCTTTTTAAAAGATAAAAGAGCTAAAAAACTACGCAAAAGCTTAATAAAAGAGCCATGAGCATGAGACTGACCACAGAAAAAACAAGATTGATTTACAAAAGTCTTAGATGATACTAAAATATGACTTATGGTAAACCAGAACAATTTATAGCCAAGCGAAAAGCTTGGTTTTTATTGTATAATATAGTAAGATTAAAGATAGGACTTATTACTTAATGAAAAATACTTGTAGAAATTGTCGTCACTATCATGGGTGCTTGGGAGAATGTGACTCTCAATATCATATTCATGATTATTGTGACGCTTGAGACAGAACAAATACCTGTCCGATGAGATCTGAATTAAATAGCTTTTTAGAAGATTATTGGACTGATGGCTGTAATGCACGTGAAGATATCACTGGGGTATTCGATGATATTGAGACCGGTCGCGCCGGCTGCTATTTGTTTGAGCCAGCCGGAAAAAGTGAAGATGATGAGTTAAAAAAGAATTTTGAGTCTAATAGAACACTTGCACTATCAACTATAGATTATATTTTTGCTACTAAGCATTATCATAATCCGGTAACCGGTGAATTGGACTCTTTAGAGCCTGAGGATATAGAATATTTTATGGGATTAAGAAAATTATTCTCAGAAATGATTTATTAATATAGGAGATATTAAAAATGGCAATTAAGATTATTAAACATGGTCAAAAACCAAAATTTACAAAAGTATGTCCACATTGTGGCTGTGAATTTGAATATGAGTTTGAAGATTTAAGAGTAGAATCAAATCTTTCATTAAACACCTGTTCATATCCTCCATATAAAAAACGCGTTGTAGTTTGCCCAGATTGTGGCGAAAAATTATATCATGATTCAATTGTTGACCCAGATTGGACATACCCAAATGTTATTTATACCAATACAAATGGTCTTGGAACAGCTGATTTAGACTGTGATAAATGTCCAAATAAACCAGATTTTAAAAATGGTAAATATGTTGTTGGTGATACACCATGTACCTGGTGCCCCAAAATGCAGCCTTATTGCACAGTAACTAGTACGTCTGCTACTTATAATTATGATGGCCCAACTTATACTGTAAATATTGAAGACAAAAAGAAAGAAAATAATGAGCCTAAATAAAGGCTCTTTATTTTTATATTTGCTAAATTATATGATAAATTAGCAAATTTGGGAGGCTTATTATGAGACCTATTATTATGACAGAATCATTTGAAGAAGCTTGGGATGCCCTTGATGAGGTTTATTATGGAAAACCAAGATCAGCAGTTGCATATTCAAGACTTTATGCAAAGGCTTTTTGAAACAGCTTAAAAAATAATCTTATAGATTGGGATAGTTTTCATTATGCATATGATGCAGATTTGAAAGACCTTAATATGCTGGATATATTTGAAGATTCAACAGTTGATCACAAGCTTATTAATAAAGGTACCTATGGCAAAATTAAGCAGGCAAAAGAGGCTAACCCAGAATCCTGGGCGCTAAAGGCCTGTATGCAAGTTTGGGTTGCGCAGTTTAAAGATAATGCACAAAGTTTAAATGATAAACGAGCAGAGGAAGAAAAAGCTAGAGCAGAGAAAAAAGCGCGTGAAGATGAAGAAAAGCGTATAGCTATGGAAAAGCTTAAAATAGAGACAGAAGAAAAAAATCGCCAGGTTAAGGCTAAATTGCCTGAAGTAAAAGCAGCTCTTGAAAAAGCTTTGTACACAATTGAGCAGGCAGGATATTACGACAAATATAATAAAGCTGCAGATGATTTTAATAGTTTTCGTGCTGAGATGGAGGATACACAAGCTGCTGTTTATTCTAAAACACATGTTAAAGGTTCTACAGCAAAAAAAGCTTGGTATGCGGCTATTGATCCGAATAAAATTATAACCTATGTTAAGGAAACATCTGGAAAATATCTTTCTGGTCTATATATGTCAGAATCCAAGATTACCGTTCATGTCATTTATGCAGAGCATTCACAATATAGTAGATTAGAAGTTAAAATTGACTTAACTTATGATGTTCTTTTAGGTAAGACTGAAAAGGATATTGAAGATTTCTTAGCAACTGAGCTGAAAAAAGACTTTGACACAACATTAGAAAGACTAGCAAATAGTATTGCCGATTTCAAAGAGCATATTGATAAGGCTATTAAAGAACGTCAAGCACTTGATGATGAGAGAAAATCAATTGCAGATAAAATGGCTAAGATTCAGGCAGATGTAAATGCTGGCAAGAAACAAGATCAAGATTTTGTAAATTGGGTAGTTGAAGTTATGCAGCATACTATACGTGAGGCTAATTCAGAGTGAAAGAGCTGGGCGGGAAGTACCGATGGTAGCCAAGGCGCTGCGTATGCAATGGCCATACATCACGGCATTAACCAGCTACATGAATATCTTTTAAATTGCTGCTGGCAAGCTAAAATAGCCGGTAAAACTATTGTAGCTTGGGAAATTGGTGATTATGAAGAAGATTTAGATGAGCATATTGGCAAGGCAATTCAATCTTCAGATGAAAATGATTTTAAATTCATGATTGTTCCAGAATAATCTAAAAATATATAAATAGTTGTTTATTAACCTTCTTGTATATTGTATAATATATAAGAGGGTTTTTATTATGAATGATATTTTAAAGTTTCCAAATCCAATATTAAAAGCTGTTTCTGTTCCAGTTAAGTTGCCAATTAGCAAAGAGGATAGACAACTTTTAGATGAGATGTATTCTTATGTAAAAACAAATAATGAGACAGCCGTAGGATTATCTGCTATTCAAGTAGGTGAAGCAAAAAGAATGTGTGCAATTCGTTATTTTGACGGTAAAAGTCACTTTAATTATAAATTGGTTAATCCAAAAATCATTAGGCATTCTCCAGATTATAAATTATCTTTTGAGGGTTGTTTATCTGTAGAAGATACTATTGATAAGCCAGTTAAACGTTGGAGGTCTGTCATTGTTTGCGGGTATGATGTAATTAAGAATAAAAATATTATTATTAATGCTGATGGCTTTTTAGCAACAGTCTTGCAACATGAATTAGACCATATGGATGGAATTTTGTTTATTGACAAATTAGAGGAGGAAAAATAATATGGAACAATTACTTAAATTTAAAGCTTTTTTTAATAAAATCACTGCAGAAGCTGGACGAAATTATAAAATTTCAGTTTTAGAGGAATATAAAAATGACGAAGATATTAAGTATCTTTTAAATTTTATTTATAATCCATATATTACGACTGGGATTTCTAATAAGAAATTATCTAAAAATATTGATAAAAATCTTAAAAGATTTTTAGCCTTTTCATTTTATGAAGTCTTAGAATATATTAAAACATATAATACTGGCACTGATGCTTGTATTGCTACGGTTCAAGATTTTCGTGACAGCGTTATTGATGATGCAGATAAAGGTTTGTATAATGCAATAGTTACAAAAAATATTCAGCTTGGTATTGAGTCTAAGACTATTAATAAGGTTATTCCAGGTCTTATTCCAGAATTTAACGTTATGCTTGCAAATAAGTATTTTGATAAACCAGAAGTTATTGATGGCAAAGAGTTTGTTATTACTACTAAAATTGATGGCAGTAGAATTGTTGCAATTAAGAACAATGGCGAAGTTTCATTTTATACTCGTCAAGGTCAAAAGTATGAGGGTTTTGTTGATCTAGAAGCTGAATTAAAGGCTTGCACTTATGATAATTTCATTTTTGACGGTGAAATTGTAGCCATTGACACAGATAAAGAAAATACATACAAGAATACTATGAAGTTAAGCCGTACCAAAGATTTAGAAAAACACGGATTAAAAATGCTAGTATTTGACTTTATGCCTTTTGCTAATTGGGAGATTCAAAACTGTCCTGTTTCTTATATTAATAGACGTGCAGAAGTATCAGCCATGTTTGATTTAAGTAATTTTAAATATTTTGAACTATTGCCAATGCTTTATAAAGGCTTTGATACTTCAAAGATTGTTGAGCTATTAAATGAACAGACAGCTAAAGGCGAAGAGGGTGTTATGGTTAATGTTTGCGATGCCCCTTATGATTTTAAGAGAACGAATAATCTTCTTAAAGTCAAAAAGTTCCAAGATACTGAATTAAGGGTTATTGGTTTTGAAGAAGGAACAAATAAGCTTTTGGGCACTTTGGGAGCTTTTATTTGTGAATATAAGAATAATACTGTAAAAGTTGGTTCTGGTCTTACAGATGAGGACAGGGCATATTTCTGGGCACATCAAGAAGAAATGCTCGGTAAATATATTACAGTTAAATACTTTGAGACTTCAATTGATAGCAAAACAGGCTTAGAGTCTCTTAGATTCCCAATTTATATGAGAACCCGTGAGGATATTTAATTATGGAAAAAGTTTTAATTACTGGTGGTGCCGGCTATATTGGACAGAACATTGTTGACAAGCTGGTAGCTAATGATTTTCATGTTATTGTTGTGGATGTTAATGAAAATGCTGAAATGATGCTATTAAAAAAGTATGGCAGAGAAAAAATTACCGTAGCTAATACCTCTATTATTGATAAATGCTTATTTGGAGACGTTTTCAAGAAGTATACTCCGGATTATGTTATTCATGCTGCAGCTCATAAACATGTGTCCCTCGTAGAGGCAAATCCAAAAGAAGCTATTAACAATAATATAATTGGAACTATTAATGTTTTTTCTTTATGTATTGAATACAAGGTTAAAAAATGTTTATATATTTCAACAGATAAAGCAGATAACCCAGAGTCTGTCTATGGTTACACCAAGAAGGCCGGTGAAGTTTTAATAGATAGTTATAAAAACTTATCTAATACAGAATTTATGGCAGTTCGTTTCTGTAATGTATTAGATGCTCCGGGAAGTGTTACACAGATTTTTAGGAATCAGCTAGAGAATAATTTACCCTTAACTGTGACTGATTTTAGAATGGAACGTTATTTTATAACAGTTAGTCAAGCAGTAGACTTTGTATATAAAGTTTTATTTAAGGTTGGAACAACTGGACATGTTTATATGTTAGATATTGGTAAACAAACAAATATTTATGAACTGGCAAAGCAATTAAGAGCTGAAGCTCATAAGGAAGACTTACCAATAATTGAAACTGGGATACTGCCAGGAGAACGTTTAACTGAGCCATATAGTATTGGGCAACAGACTTGTGTGCTAGATAATATTTATTTAGTTAAATAGTTTACAAACCCTCTTTTTATTGTATAATAAATATAGGATGTATGAAAGGAGCTTAAAAGATGTTTGTTAAAAAAGTAGAAGTTAAATGGACAGACATAAGTTTATTGAGTAGCTTGCTTAAACTATTCAATGCTTTTAGATATGCAAACAAAGAGCTTTACCTTGTCGGTGGCTGTGTACGCGATTTACTTTTAGATAAGGCTCCTAAAGATTATGACTTATGCACAAATGCTACACCAGATGAAGTTAAAGCAATTTGTGAATTAAATAATTTAAGAACTTTTGATTCAGGTATTAAGCATGGTACTTTAACCATAATTGATGTTGGATATAATCAAAGTTTTGAGATTACTACCTATCGTATCGACGGTAATTATTCGGATGGTCGTCATCCAGATAAAGTTGTCTTTACTCCCTCATTAGAAGAAGATTTAAAGCGCCGTGATTTCACAATTAATTCTTTTGCTTATAATTTATTAACTGAAGAGATTTATGCCCTAGATGAGTCATTTTTTAAAGACTTAGAGTTTGGAATTATTAGAACTGTTGGTGACCCATGTGAACGTTTTGAAGAAGATGCTCTAAGAATGCTTAGAGCCATTAGATTTGCTGCGCAGCTTAATTTTACATTAAGTAGATATACATATCATGCAATTGAGATGGATGCACCGCTTTTATCTAAAATTTCGAAAGAGAGAATTAGAGATGAGTTGACTAAAATTCTTTTAAGTGATAAACCTGATATGCTTAAGTTATTTGTTTTATCTGGTTTAGAGGAGAGAGCATTTGATGGAATGACACCATTAACAGATATGATGAAGTGTGATCATGAGAATCCTTGGCATTATGCTGATGTATTTCATCATACAATGGATGTTGTAAACGCAGTTCCAAAAACTTTTGAATTAAGGTGGGCAGCATTATTGCATGATACCGGAAAACCTGCAACCAAGACATTAAAAGAGGGCACTGAGAATTATCATAATTATATTGGGCATCCAGACGAATCTGCCAAAATTGCAGAAAAGTTAATGGAACTACTCAAGTTTTCAAATAATCAAAAAGAAATTGTTTATAAGTTTGTTAAATATCATGATGCTCATTTAGCTGAAGCACGCAATTCTGTATTTAAGACTGTGGTCAATGAAATTGGCAAAGAGCACTTCTTAGACTTTATTAAATTAAGAGCTGCTGATGGCTTTGCACATAGGTTGTTAATGGATACCAAATTTGCTATTGATTTTCCAGATAAGGTCAAAGAGCGTTTTATGAAAATCATTGACGATGATGATGCTCTAAAGGTTACTGATTTAGCAATTAATGGCAATGATATTATTGCTGATGGTTTCTTGCAAGGCAGAGAAATCGGTGAGTGCTTGAGATGGATGCTTAACATTGTATTAGAACACCCAGAATATAACACAAGAGAAAAATTACTTGAATATCTTGAGTTGTTCAAAGAGATGAGTTTTCAATCAAGTTAAATAAAAGGGGTTTACAGACCCCTATTTTTATTGTATAATATTAATGGGTCTTAGAAAGGAGATTTTTTATGAAAGAAATCGATAAAAATTTTGAAGCAGCTATTACGGAAGAATTAGCTAAAAATGCCACTAATACCGGGATTCGTATTGATGATGTCGGAATGTACCAAATGATCGCTGACGTCGATGAGCTTAAGTGGTTTTTTGATCATGTTATTCAAAGACCTCAAATCAATGAGTCATATTCAATGGTCTTCGTTTCTCGTCATAAAAAGCTTTCTAAAGAGGAACAAGAGACTATTGGTTTAACAAGAGCTGAGAGTGAATTCTTAGCAACACAAGCTATCAAGCTTCGTTCAATCAAAAACAGTTCTGAAGAAAATAGTGAATTACGTTGGACTTTTGATGAGTTTTTAAAGCATGTCAGACGTTTTAATGTAGATAAATACGCATATACGACCGCATTGGGCGATCCAATTCCAAGTAAGACATTAGCAGTTATCTTTTATATTAATCCTGCAGATGATATGGTTGTAGCTGATAATATGATTAATCAATTATTAGACACAAAAACTGGTATTGCTAAGGCAATGTTAGGCGGTAAGACAATTACCAATAATATTCAATCTTTTCAAGCATTTGGTAATATTGAAAGTAATGTTAAACATCTTAAGGCTCAATGCAAAGGTACTTCTTATTGGATTGACTATGACTTAGATGTTCCAGCATGGTTTAAAACTAAAAATGATGTTTATGATTTTCCAACTGAAAATGGTATGGTAAAAGGCGGCTATTTCCAAGTTGTTAAAAATGTCTTAACGGAAAGATTTGGCAAAGGTAATTATGTAATTGTTGATACTTCTGGCGGTTATCATATCTTAGTTAGAACTACTTCAATTAAATCAAATCCACATCAATTCTGCTTAGACATGAAAGAGCTTTATGAAGAAGCGCTTAATCTTGGTGAAGAGCCTTATGTTGATGAAAAAGGCCAATGCAAATTTGAGTGTATCTTAAATGGTTCACATCAAAAATATAATCCAGAAGCTGAGGCAGAAGTTAAAGAAGCTGTTAAGCATTTGGAAGATTTACAAGCTGCTGGCACAATTACTCAAAGAGAATTTAAGATTCTTCGTAGAAGCTTATATGATTCTTTAAAGACAAAAGATAATAAGTCAAGCATTCCAGGCATTCCACTACCGGGCACTTATCAATACAACAGGCCTGTTGTGGTCATTAATAAAGAGGATTTTGAATAATGAACTTTTTTACGGTTATTGGAATCATTACGGTAGCGACAATTATTGGAAGTATTGCCGGTATTACAATAGGAATTCCTTTTAGCACATTTGTTAAAAGAAAAATAAAATAATATAAGGAGAACAACAATGGAAGAAGAAAGATGCTTAGATATTGAGCATGGACAGCCAAAAGAAATTGATTATCGAGTTGAGCTTGAGCAGTATATCAATCAAGCTATTAATGGGTTAGATTTATCTAACTCTAATTTAAGATTGGATACTGTTGAAGAAATTGATGAGAGTGGCGAAGACTATGAAGTACCAGAGTACTACATCATTACTTTATTCGGTGGTTTAAATGGTCGCGGAGAAATTTTATTCTATATGGAAGATGTTGAAAAACTTCTTAAAAAGCTTATGATTCGCGGAAATTCTGTTTGGCTTATTGATTGGATTAATGATTGTCCAGATGATGTTTTTACTCTCAGGATCGGCTTTAGATTTTAATAAAAAATATTAATTTAACATTAAAAGAACCGGAAGCCTGTTGTATAATATATTGACAGACAAATTACTGTTAGAAATGAGGTTAATATGAAAGTTGTTTGTACAGGTTCAACATATAAAATTTATGATAACAACTTAAAGACTTATGACAAGCTTCCGGCTGCTACTTATTTAGTTGGTTGCGGTCAGTTTACTGGTTTTTATTTAGAGCGACAAGAAGACGTTAGCGTCACAGAAAAAATTTATGGCGTACATCAATCTAAGGTAGATAAGATTCTTGCATCATTTAAAGATTTTGAAAGAAATTTGGGTGTTATTCTTTCTGGCGATAAGGGTATTGGTAAATCTTTATCTGCAAAGCTTTTAGCTCGTGATGCCATTGCTGCAGGATACCCTATTATTCTTGTTAATAATTATTTTGAAGGTATTTCTGAATTTATTGACAGCATTACTCAAGAAGTAGTTGTTGTTTTTGATGAATTTGATAAGACCTATTCTGAAAAAGGTGCTCAAACTCAGTTACTTACGCTTTTAGACGGTTTTGGTACTGGAAAGAAACTATTTGTTATTACTTGTAATAGCTTAAGCAATGTAAGTGAGTTTTTAGTTAATCGTCCGGGTCGTTTCCATTATCATCTTAGATTTGGTTATCCAACTCATGATGAAATTCGTGAATATTTACAAGATAAGCTTGACCATAAATATTGGGGTGAAATTGATTCTGTTATTGTTTTTAGCGGTAAGGTTGAATTGAATTATGATTGCCTTCGTGCCATTGCTTTTGAATTAAATCGTGGCTTCTCTTTTAAAGAAGCAATCAGTGACCTAAATATCGTTAATTATAATAAATCAAGTGAAGCTTATGTTGCAACGCTTATTTGTGAAGATGGCACTCAAATGGTCTTGAAACAATGCTATGTTGATTTCAGTGATTATGATGAGTATTTTGGGCTTAACTTCCGTGGCAATGATTTACGTTGCTATGTTGAGTTTAATCCATTTGAAGTCGGATATTATGATAGTGCAAGAATGCTTACTGTAGTTCAAGGCAAAGACGTTGAAGCTTCTTGGACTGATAAATATGGCAATGAGCTTAAAAAGAATATTAAAGCACCAGTCATTAAAGAAATTCTTTTCAAGCGTAAGTACGATTATAATATTCATTATGCGGTATAATTATGAGTAGAACTAGGACTCAAAATACTGTTCATTCTTATGAGCGTGCTGCGGAGCGCTGTGGTTGGTCAAAACGAAAAGCTAAGGAGATGATGAAATTAGCATCTCGCTATGGCACCGCAGCCGGGAATATTCCGCCTGGCCCTATACAAGACTGGGTTATGGCCAGACAAGTATCTACACATAGAAGAATTAAATTATATCAGGGGTATATCTTTGTATTTGCTTCTACAAGCACTAGATGCATTACTGTTTATCCAATGCCTTTGATAAAAAATAATAAAAACTAAAATCAATTTAAAATTATATCTATGAGGCGAAAGGAGTAAGATTATGGAATTAAAAATCAAATTCAAATCAGGACAAGAGCTTGTTACATTTCCTACAAAAGTAGAATTTATAAATTGGCCTGTTAAAGCATTATTTGTGTATCATGGCACAAAAAAAGATCAATATGATTTAATTACTATTACATCTTACATTATTTATAATAATGAAGATGAATTAAGTTATGAACTAGAATAAGGAGTAGTTATGGGATTATTTAATTTAACTAAAACATATACCGGTAATACTGTCCCTAAAGCAAATAAATGGCTTTTTCCATTAATGGGACTTTTCAGAGATGCTTTTACTATATTAGTGAGCTCTTTTTTACTTCAATATGCAATTAGCTCAGGTGTTTTAAGTGCTGACCCAGAAACATTTAAAGCCCAATATGGAGTAATAACTATTGCTATGATTATTGCTTTGATTTGGGACGGTTTAAATGACCCAATTATGGGAATTCTAGTAGAAAAATTTAAGTTTAAACTTGGTAAATTTAAACCTTGGCTTTTAATTGGTGCAATTGGTGATATTGTTGCTACTTTATGCTTATTTTTAATTAGACCTACAATGGTGGTAGACGGCGTAGCTGTTGCAAATGGCTGGGGATTCGTTGGCTTAATGATAGGCTTTTATTTCTTGTGGGATTTGTTCTTTACTATGAATGATATTGGTTATTGGGCAATGTTACCATCGCTTACCAATAATGAACAAGAACGTACAAAATTAACAACAAAAGTAGCTCTTTGGTCATCTGCCGGTGGCTTTCTTATGACTGCTTCTTGTTTTCTACTCCCAACAATGTTTAGCGGCTTGTCTTCAGCAAATATATATGCATTATTAGCTATTGTGTCCGCTATATTGTTCTTAATTTCACAGCTATCTATTGTATTGTTTTGTAAAGAGCACAAGCGTGTAAATGAGTTAGCGGAAGAAAAAACATCTATTAAGGATTTATTTGTTGTTTTTGCTAAAAATAAACCTGCTAGGACTTCAATTATTGCATTATTTATTTATCATTTGACTATTAGTGCTATTACAGGTGGTATTTTATTAAATTATTTTTATTTGTCTATTGGATATGGCGGTGGTCGGGGCGGCTTAGTTTCTACTATTATGTCAATAATGTATGTATTAGCCACAATTGTTGCCCAAATAGTATATCCAAAACTTAGTAAAAAATTATCTAAACAAAAGATTCTTACTATTGCTACTATTATTCAACTTATTGGCTTTGCTGGCTTTGGCATATGTTGTTTACCATTATTTGGTAATACACCTATTGCTCATAGTGCGGCAGTATTGCCTGAAATGAGCAGCTTTGATTTAGGCTGGGCATTTAGCGGAACAATGTCTTTATATTATATCTTATCTTTAATTTTCTTCTTTGGTTTTGGGTTAACTTATACAGTATTATTAATTATGTTACAAAATTCTATTGATTATAATGAGTATAAGTTTAAAGACCGCAAAGAAGCTGTTATTTCTGCATGGCGTCCATTTACTGTAAAGCTATCTAGTGCTGCATTAAAGGGTGTACAATTTCTAATTTTCCTTTGTGCTGGTTTGTTATCTGCTATTAATGGTATTTCTACTGCGGAAGCGGCCCACAATGCTGCTGTTCAAGGACAACCAGTTACTTGGGTAGATACTGATTTTATTAATACAATTAATTCAATTCAAGCATCTGTTACGGTTGAACAACTACGAATTGCCGGCATTATGTTGCTTGCTGTTCTTGCAGTTTCAACTATTGCTACTTGGATATTAATTCATTTTGGCTATAAGCTATCAGAAAAAGAGCATGCAAAAATTGTTCAAAGCTTAGAAGACCGAAGGCCGAAGGAGTAGCTAAGTGAAAGCAATCTTTCTTGACATTGATGGCGTACTTAATGGCGATTATTTGTATACTTTACCATACCAGAATCAGCCAAGATGCCAAGGCTATTTAGGAATTAGCTTAAAGCAAGTAAGAGAACTAGCCTGGATTATTGAACAAGCTTCTACTGAAAAAGAGCCCACTGTCGTTGTATTGACATCTTCTTGAAAGTATGATTACGATGATTATGTGGCTAATGGCTATAAAAATAAAATTGGAAAATATTTGCGCGAAAAATTAAGACGTCTTCATATTACAATTTATGAAACAACTACAAAATATGAACCCGCACATTATTTACGTGGCAGTGGTATTAAAAATTATTTAAAAGAACATGCTGATATTACAGCATATGTTATATTAGATGATGAATGCTATAATGATTATTATGGTGAAAATCCTATTATATCACATTTCATTCATACGGATCCGATGTTTGGGTTAACACATCAAAATGCTATAGCGGCAGTTGATATTTTAAATTCTGAAAAAGTATTAGCTAAAATTATGACGGAGGATTCCGAGAATGAATAGTGATTTAGAATGACTGGCCGCACGGCTACTTCAAGAAGAACATGTAGAAAATGGCCCAGAATTAGAAAAATCTGATTGTCGTAAGGTATTAGATTTAATTTCTAGTAAAACAGGTAATACATATATGCTAATTGTTAATATAAATATCGAACAAGATGGTATTTATTATGATTATATCTTAGATAAAAACAAAGTTAATAAAGTTATTATAGAAGAGTGGGATAATCGATATCTATAAAACTTTATTAGAAAGGATACATTATGAAATTTTATACAAGTGATTTGCATTTTGATCATGCAAATATGCTAAAGTTCGAGCCAGATAACAGGCCTTTTCGAAATGTTGATGAAATGAATGAAGCATTGATTCAAAATTGGAATGCCAAGGTAAAACCAGGGGACGAAGTTTATATTTTAGGTGATTTCTGCTTTGATACTAAAGGCAATCGTGCTAACAATTTCTTAAGAAGGCTAAATGGTCAAAAGTTCTTAATTAAAGGAAATCATGATTCTTTCTTAAAAGCAAAGGAATTCGATAGAAACTTATTTGTTTGGATTAAGGATTATGCTGAAGTTAGGGACCAAGTAAACGGTGAAGATGTCTCAGTTATCTTATTCCACTACCCAATTGCGGTTTGGAATAGAAAACATCATCATGCATACCATTTATTTGGGCACATTCATTCTAATAAGTCTGATGGGTCTCATCATCCATTAGATTTCAATTTAGGCGATCATGCTTTCAATGTTGGCGTTGATGTTCGAGATTTAGAGCCAGTTACATTAGAAGAACTTATTAAATCAAAAAGAAGAGGCTATTAAGTCTCTTTTTCTTATGCTAAATTATGTATTGTATATTGTATAATAACAATACTGGTCTGTAAAGGAGTACATAACGATGGCAAAAGGTAAAGGCGGAAAAAGAGTAAGCAGTGGTGGTCCACATAAGAGTCATGGTCCAAAGAGACATATGCATACTTGGTGTGGTGCAATGAAGAAAGACTTTGCGGATGCTGGCTTACTTTCTAAATACTATGACTTCGAGTCTTGGCAATTAGCTATGGCCGCTCGTGGAAATAGAAAGGCAACTTATGCGGAATTTCAAGCTTTCAGTCTTTTAAGCATGGAAGATAAAAAAGCTTATTTCGAAACACATAAAAAATAAAATTTTTGAGAATTTTTGCTTTTAGGCGTTTACATACGCCTTTTTTTATTGTATAATATAAATGGAAAAATTGAAAAAAGGAGAAAAGACAATGCGTACTTTATTGGTCCTTCGTGGTGCACCTGGTTGCGGAAAATCAACCTGGGTCAAAGAACATGGTTTAGCACCTTATACTTTATGTCCAGATGACATTCGTGTTTTATGCAGCTCACGAGAATTAAAAGCTGATGGTGGTTTTGCTATTGCTCGTAATCATGCTACAGAGCAAGAAACTTGGAAAATCATTTTAGATTTACTTGAATACAGAATGCAACGTGGTGAATTAACTGTTTTAGACGCAACTGCTTCGAAGACAAAGGATATCCAACAATATAAAGAATTAGCTGAACAATATAGATATAGAACTTATGTTGTTGATTTTACTGATATTCCTTTAGAAACATGCTTAAAACAAAACTTAATGCGTTCTGAGGATAAAATTGTTCCTGAAGAGGGGATTAGAAATATCTATGCTCGTTTTGCTTCACAACCAGTTCCCGGTCGTGTTGAAGTTATTAAACCAAATGAACTAGATAAAATCTTAGAAAAACCAATTGATTTATCTTCTTATAAGAAGATCGTTTTTGTTGGTGATATTCATGGTTGCTATGATACTTTAATGCAATATCCAGATTTTAAAGATGGTTTAAAAGATGACGTTGAATATATCTTTTTAGGCGACTATATTGACCGCGGCAACCAAAATGCCGAAGTCATGAACTGGTTATATTCTATTATGGAAAAACCAAATGTTTGCTTATTAGAAGGTAATCATGAACGTTGGTTAAGAGACTATGGAAACCAAGTTCCAGCTAAGTCAAAAGAATTTGAAGATAAAACAAAAGGCCAACTAATTCTTGGCGGATTCACTGAAAAAATGGCGAGAATCTTCTATCGTAAGGTTCGTCAAATGTCCCATTTTACTTGGAATGGCATTGAAGTCTTAGCATGTCATGGTGGTATTCCTTGCATGCGTGCAAATCTTACTTTTATTCCTACTTGTGCATTTGTGCACGGTGTTGGTGATTATAAAGACTATCAGGTTATTGCAGATACTTGGATGGCAGAAACAAAGGAAAACCAATTCCTAGTCCATGGTCACCGTAATACTCAAAATGATCCAGTTCAATTAGCTGATAGAGTTTTCAACCTTGAGGGCGAAGTTGAATTTGGTGGTAAATTACGTATCGTTGAATTAGAGCACAAGGGTCAATATCCAGAATATGGAATTACTGAAACAGGTGCTAGAATTCCAGTTGGTTTTAATACTTTATTTGGATGGAATGTTGTTGAATTAAATAACTGTCAACCAGTTACTGAAGAAGAAAAGTTTGAAGGTACAAAGCCAGTTGAAACAGTTGAAGAGGCTATTATTTACTTAAGAGATAATAAGTTTGTCAATGAAAAACAATTAGGCAATGGGGTTTCCTCTTTCAATTTTAACCGCGAGGCTTTCTATTCAGCTAACTGGAACAGACAAACAATTTTAGCTCGTGGATTATTTATTGATACTGAAGAAAAGAAGATTATGGCTCGTTCATATGAAAAGTTCTTCAGAATTAATGAAGTCCATGTAACTGAAATGATTAACCTAAGATCAACTCTTCAATTCCCAGTTAATGCCTATGTCAAAGAAAATGGTTTCTTAGCCGTCGTCTCCTACGATTATAAAAATGATGATTTATTCATCGCTTCTAAATCTACAAATAAAGGCGATTACGTTGATTATATTAAGGCTCAAATTGAACCTTATAGAGAGAAGCTATTAGAGCATCTTAGAACAGCTGATACTCCACAATCTTACGTCTTTGAGTGTGTCGACATTGAACATGACCCGCACATTATCAAATATAATGAAAATAAGCTTGTTTTATTAGACATTATCTTCAATGACTTAAGATTTGCAACTGTTCCATACAATCTATTAGTTGAAGAAGCTAAATGGCTAGGATGCCCGGTCAAAGAGCTTGCATTTACAATCAAAGACTTTGATGAATTCAGAGCTTTGGTGAATGCGGTTGAAGATGAAGACTATAAGCTTAACGGGCAATTCATTGAGGGCTATGTCTTCGTTGATGCTAAGGGCTTTATGACAAAGTGCAAAACAGGTTATTATAATTTCTGGAAACATATGAGAGGTGTTGCTGATGCTACTTTAAGAAGTGGTAATTATGGCAGAACTGGTTCGTTGTTAACAGTTGCAGCTAATCAATTCTTTGGTTGGTGTAAGAAAATCTATAATACTCAAAGAGATAGAGAAACAAAGAGCTATCCATTCAAAACAGATATTATTTCTTTGCGTGAATACTTTATTACAGGAAATCCTGTGCAAAAGCATAGCGAAAATTAAAAAATATTAAAAATGTGTAGCCCGGTAGTTCACAAAATTATCGGGCTTTATTGTATATTATATATATAGTATAGTAGTTTAGTTATAGGAGGAATATATGCTCAGTTTAGTTGAAGTTGTTCATCAATTAGCCCAAAATGATGAAGTTGTGATTAAGGGTGAAGTATATAAAGTTAAAAATGTGGTTATGGCTACAGATGGGGATGTTTTAAAAGCAAGGTTTATATTAGAGAATAAACTAGAGCTAGATCATATTGCTATTGATGTTGATATTTCAGCGAGATTGTACAAACGCTAAATTAACAAGATATATGAGGAAGGCTTAGTTAATGGACGCAGATGTGGAAATAAAGATACTTTTAGCTGAAGAGACTTTTGTGGATAATCTAATAAGCCAGCTAAAAGAATTAAAAAGCCGTAAAGGCTATTCAAGTTGTTTAGAAGATACTGTTAATTTATTAGAAAAACTAGAAGATAAAAGAAAGCGTTTGAAAATTAAATTAGATGATGCAACTGATGAGCTAATTGCTATTGCAGCAGCTATTGAAGGAGCTGATTCAATTCAAGAGGCTGATTATATTGGCTACCATGACGGTTATTGATTTTAAAAAATAAAAAAATAGTTGTATAATAATATAGAGCTTATGCTTATTTCTAAATTTTGGTTCGATTCCAAAATGTCCACTCGGACATTCCGGTTATTAGCTAAGCCAAATAAATTTTTTAAAAAAGTTTATAAAACTATTTACAAAAATAAAAAAATAGTTGTATAATAATAATGTGAGTGGCAGAAACTCACAA